CTTTGTTGGTTATGGTGATAGTGATGATTGTAGACCTGGTAACAGGAATGTTCGGAAAAGATTTAGTAGTAAAAGAGTTTATCTACGACTCGTTTACTATAATAGTTCTTGGTAGCTTCGGTATAGCTGGCTTAGAAAAATTCTCAAAAAAATAATGGAACTTATAGTTTTAAGATTTAGCTCAGAAGCAGACTCCACTAACGGCTTGCTTTTTGAAGATACAAGTATGGGTAAAAGATTCCTTTGTTACACCCTGGAAGACGAAGCTCGTGTTCTAAAAGTTAAAGGAGAAACTAGAATACCTGCTGGCAGATATAAAATTGAATTAAGAAAAGAAGGAGGATTTCATGAAAGATATAGTAAAAAATATGCTGGTATACACCGTGGTATGTTGCATGTCACTGATGTTCCTGGCTTTGAGTATATTCTTATTCACACTGGAAACACTGACGAACATACTGCTGGGTGTTTGCTTGTTGCCGATAGTCAAGAAAACAACCAATTATTACCTGATGGGTTTATTGGTAAAAGTGTTAATGCGTACAAAAGGATTTATCCTGCTATTGCAAAAGCGATAGAACAAGGAGAAGAAGTTTATATAACTTATCAGGACTACGATAAGAACTTCTAGGGCCAGATAACTACTATGTTAGGGCTTACCATTTTTTCAGAGGACATTTAGCTGTATCCATTTTTGCTTTTGCTTTCATAAAGCAACCGCATTTCATACATCTTTTTTGCACCATGTTAAAGTGGTCGCAAGAAATACAATGTGACATTCTGTGAGCAAATGTTGCTCTATCTACCATGTTTGCACCTTTTCTTACGAAAGTAAATACCTCGTAAAACAAAGTCCAAACCATTTTAAAGAATCCTGGTTTTTTCATTTCCCTATTATTATTCCAGTTAATATACCTGCACCGACAGCAAACCCTTGGGTTTGATACCACTTCTTTTCTTCTTTGACAGTGTAGTGATTCATGTCAATGTTGCGAACAAGAGGGTTTGAGTTTGAAACGTTTATCTGATACTCAGTACCCTTACTTATTCCTGTCCATCCCTTAATCTTCTTTTCTCCAACAACAATGGAGTACTCGTTGGGTATGTTTAGCTTGTTTAATCTGAAGGACTTGTTGTCTACTTCAGCAGCAAGCTTGAACAATGTGGAGTCTATGTTTATCTGGAGAACACCGAAATAAGGAACGGTATCTACAAATGAAACGCTAACAGTATCAATCTTCGTTACTGTCTTTACCTTTGTGTAGGAGTCAATTCTTTTGAATTGTTTTATATCCTCTCTTAACGTTTCGTTTTCTTTTTTTAATCGAGCCAGCAAATCTTCGTTAACTACAAAAGCCTTTCTTTCAATGTTAAGAGAATCCTGCTGAAGAGCCATCATATTAGCTCTCCTAGCAGAAATACCTCTCTCCTGGCTATACAGATAGCCAAGCGTCAAAACAATAAGGAAAAGTAGCGCTAGGAAGATGTTCTTCATTTTACTTATCTTTCATTGGAAGTGGAGGCACTGAACCATATTCCATAAAGTCAAACATCTTCTTTGCTGAATTCAAGATTTCATCCACAGTGAGTCGGTCTTCATTACTAGAATGAAAGCCTAACGCCATGCGCATTGCCTCTGCTCGAATTGTCTTTTTTAATTCGCTAGCCTTAACGTCTCTAAGGTCTGCGATTGCTGGGTTTATTTTTTCCATCTTTGGTCTTTTTCTTTTAGCCATTCGTATTTTTTTCCTAAATCCATTGGTACAAATATAGCGACTCTACCTGAGTCTAACACAACACCACATCCTAGCGTTGGTTTTTTTGGAAATGTTTTCCCATATGAAAAAGCCATATGGTCTACATCAATCCCGCAGCCCACGTTGAGACCAAATATCATGTCGTTTCTAGAGGCCATGTAGTTGACCCCACCGAAACTATGACTATGACCTATAACCGTGGACTGCCTGTTTGCTACGGCTCTGTTTCTAGCAGCGTTCGCCCCACTAGAGCCAGTTCCGTGAGTATATAATACATTATCTATTTCCCATTCCATCTCCCATTTCCATCCTTTTGGAGCATTCCAAATCTCTTCGTAAGACTTTAAGAATCTCTTAGGAATACCCGCTGTTGTGGCCTGGCGAAAGGGTAGTGCTGAGTGGTTGCCCACGCAAACCATAACGTCTGGAAAGGTTGCATACCATTTTTCCATAGCTAACTGAGCCTTCTCGGCTTCACTCTCTGCGTTAGGCATCTCAACAATCTTTTCATGATATGACAGAGCAGCATTATCGACTTCATCTCCAATGTGAACTATAGTTCCACAAGAAAACCTATTAAAAACCTCGTAGCAAAAATTCATGTAGTCTGGATGGCAGTACGGCTCATGCGTGTCGCCAATTATACCTACATTATTCTTGCTTCTGTGATTTTGTATAAGCTCGTATTCCTCAGAAGATAATCTGGGTCTGAACTGTTTCATCTATATATTGTCTTGATTTACAGCAAATAAACAAAAAATAAATAATCAATTATAAAATGTTAATAATTTACTTTTTACTTCTAGCGGTGTTTATTCCTTTTTTGTAGCCAAATTGACTCATGCTGCTCATAAACCTAGTCTCTATAAAGTTCTGCATGTGGTTTCCGTATAGCTTGTTTTTCTTAGCTTCATTAAAAGCTAACTTCCTGCAGTGGGAGCAAACTCCAACCTCTTTTTTACCATCTCCATCAAGCCATATCATAGGTGCTTGATGACAATGGCTAAGCGAAGTTTCGTCTACCTTATCTTTAATCTCATCCCAATTTTGGTATGTAACTCTAGTGTTCTCCGACTCTATTTGTTTTTTAGTTGCGTAGTATTCTAATTGTCTTGACGTTCTCATAATTAAAATGGTTTTTCTTGTTCTTGTTTTGTTTCTAAATACTCCAGTTGAAATTGAAGGTGATTAATTGCTTTTTGTATACACTCTCTTGGGTCTCCATGCTTTCTTTCACAACGGAGCAAGTATGTAGTAGCGGTTGCAACGTGGTACGGAAGCTCAAAATCTTCACACACTTTTCTAGCCTCATAACCATAGTACTTTCCTATGTAGTAACTTGGCATTGGATTATCCTTGTAGTTTTTCATTTTCTTCAATAATTTTTTTGATATTATCTAATTCTTCAACAAGATAGTCTAGCTTAACCTTACTACCTCTTCTTTTGTTTGTATTATCTATAGCTCTATTTATAAAAGATATTATAAAGTCCCCTGGGTAAGTTACGCTTGACTCCCAGCCCTTATAGACTTTATCAGTTTTATCACTTCCTGACATTGTTTTTGATTTTTAGGCATTAATATTATAGGTTCTTCTCCATTATCAAGCAGCAGTCTTTTTAACAACTTCCACTTAATCTTGTTGTCGTTTCTTTGAAAACCCTTTGTGTCAATAATCATATTGTCAGCAGGTAAAGAAAAGTCAACAGTGAGGGTCATCTCCCTGACAGCAGAGTCGTTATATCTAAACTTCTCTAGCAGTATAAACTTCTTTTGGAAAACAAAGTGTATTTTTTCTTTGTTTAATAGGTTGTAGAAGTACTGCTCAAGCTTAGAGTCAAACTTAACTCCATTTTGAACTATCTTTTTAATTTTTGGAGGCTTTCTTTTTCTCCTCATAGGTTTTTATTTTTTTGGTTTTGGTTTCTTTATTCTTAGATTCATATATCTTCTTAATGGTATCAACACCAAAAAAGTCTCTGAACTCATTCCTAGGAATAAGAACTATTCTTGAATCATTGTTGTCACCGCCATATACAATTTTAACCTTGTCTCTGTTGTTTTTAATCAGCTCTTTTAGGTTATCAACTTGTATCATCCAAATGTTTTCATCAGGAAGATGCTTGTAGTAGTACACAAACCACTGCGCATAAGTTTTTGACAAACCGCTAGGCTTTGACTTGTACTCTATCTCTACAGCAATGTTACCAGTGTCTGAATCTGTAGTGCAATAATCATCTGTCTTAACCTCAAACAAAAGCTCTTGGTCTTTTGATGGTGAATAATGTCTCAGGTCATACCTGTAGTCTTTGTTGTAACCTAAGAAAGGTAGGCCTTGTAGTGACAGAAAAAGTGCAACTATTTTTTCACCATCCTCTCCATCTTTTAAATCTGATTCAAAATCGTAATTTCCCATATTATTTTAATAAGGCAAAGCAACTTGCTCTGCGATTGATACTATTTTATCTGACAAAGGATACTGCCCAGTAAAAGAGGTAAATCTACCTGAAGGCCTGTGGTATCTTAAGACAACTGGCTCTCCAGTAGGAACACCTACAAGCTTTTGAAACTTAATCTTTTGAACATGTATGTTTGTTGTTGTGTCATGGAAATCTTTTGGATTTGGTCTATGAACACAAATAATATTGTCAGCTTTGTTAAACCAGTTAGCACCACCAGCAATTCTGTAGGCGGTAGGAACTTCGTTATCACCACTGCCAGCACTTACACTCCTCATTGTTATAGGGTGAGCAACAACCATAAACTTTAAGTCGTGAGCCTTTGTGAACCTTCTGATAGAATTCAAGGCATCAGCAATGTAGTTGGCCTCACTTTTTCCTTTGAAGTCATGGTCAAGCTGATTGAAGGGGTCAATCAGTACACCTTTTATACCTTTGCTTCTAACAAGATATTTAAACTTCTCAAGAACACTATCCATAGCAAAGTCTTTTTCTGGATAAACAGCAAAGAAATGCTTCTTCAAAAAGTTTATTCCATTTATGTATTCCTCCTTCGACATTCTCGTTGGTGATTCTAAATCAGATGTCTTGCCAACATAAACCTCAACCAACCCATCAAACAGCTCATTTATAGGGTAGTTCTCTGGAGAGAACACCCCCCACTTCCATCCGTAAAGTATAGATGCGTTCATCATAAGCTGAAGAGCAAAGGATGTTTTTCCATGTCCAGGTATACCAGTAAACACATCAAACTCAGACAGTCTGAACTTATAATGAGGGTCTAGCTCATCATAACCAGTAGTCATGCCTTTCTTCTTTCCGTTATCAAACACATCAAGCATTTGGTCTTGTACATCTCTGACAGAAAACACACCCTCAACTGGGTACTGCCTAGCGTTCTGAACGCACTCATCAAGAACCGATGGGTCGTATGTAATAATAGTGTCGTTTGCATCCTTGCATCCATCTGGAAAGTCTATTATTAAACATCTATCTCTTCCCAATCTTCTGCTGAGCTCTTCAAGAAGCCTCCTACCATTGTCATCATTATCTACGCCAATGTAAATATTTTCTACACTGGATAGATAGTCATAACAATTATCAAGATATGAAAATTTATTGTCAAGATTTTTGGCGTTCTTGTTCGGAGCACCATCTGGAACGCTTATGCAGTTTCTGTATCCCGCTTCTTCAAAAGCAAGCTTGTCAAACTCTCCCTCAACTATGATAACATCTTTCTCGCTTTTTATATCGTCTAAGCCATAGAATATTTTTTCTGCTCCAGCAGTCTGCTTAAAAGCCTTGCTTGAATCCCTATACTTAATATTAATTAACTCACCATCTCTGTAATAGTTGAAGTTGATAGTTAGTCTCTTTCCATCCGAGCCAGGCATATATTCCTTGCTTTCCGTAATTTTATTTCTTTTAAGAGTATCTTGAGATATTCCTCTTGAGCTAAAATATTCTAATGTTTTATCTGAAAGGCTAGTATTATTGTGTGATATTTCTGGCCTAATATAAACATGACCAGAGTCATTGTCGCTACTAATAGACCCACCCCATCCGCAGTGGTGGCAGTGATAGACGCCCTCTCTAGTATTTATAGCAAGGCATGGCTCTGATTTTTTTCTTCTTTTATCAGAACACTTTGGGCACTTGGTTTTAATCTCAACAGCCCACCTACCATTATAATCTACGCCAATTGTATTTAAATCTGCTCTTGTTATCATGCTACATAAATGCGTTTGTTATTTCATCCGAACTAGCGTTCTTTACTACTTCTTCTTTCTTTGTATTATCGTATATCTTGTCATTCCAACATTCATTCCTTAAGAATGTTTCAGGGTTTTTCCTATACTGAACATCAGGCCTAGACTTAATGTATGCTGGTATATAATCCATACAAGACTTTCTTTTTGCTTTGCTCATTCTTTTCCATAAAGAGTAAGCCTTTGCTCTACCTACTTTTTTTCCATAAGATTCCCAAAAATCATCAAACCCATCATCATCATCCTTATCTGTAGTCTTTGACCACCTAGCTTCAGCTCCTTTCTTTGCTGTCTCTCTTCTTTTATTGGCTGCCTCCAAAGATTCCATAATGTATTCTGACCATATAACATCATCACGCTTTGAAAGTAATTCAAACTCAGAAACACAGTCATTAATAAATGTAGAGGCGGTTTCCTCATCACACTGCATTCTTTTGGACAATGCTTTCAGGACACCTTTTTTAGATATGTTTATTTTGTTTCCTGGAGCTAAACATAAAGACTCCAAAAGTATGTAGTAAAATCCATAACCTTCCGAACCATAAACGGACATCATGGACTCCACCTCCATGCTATTCCAGTTGGTTGCGTAATGCTTGAACCAAAATGTATTGTTATCCCTCATTGTATTGAATTAAAAAATTAAGGGAGGAGTTTCCCCCTCCCATAATCAAACTATTAACTAAACTAGTTTAACCACAACTAGAAAGGAAGGTCTCCGCTAGCCTCTGCTACAGCTTCAGCTGGCGCTTGTTCAGAAGATTTTCCATTAATCTTCCAAGCCTCTAAAGTGTTGAAATACTTTACAACACCCTCTGGATTTGTCCACTCACGGCCTCGTAAGTTAAACATAACATCAATAACATCCCCAACTTTGTAGTTGTTTAGAATGTCACACT